CTTACGGTTTCCACCTTTTTCTGGGTGAACTTTATTATGTTTAGCCTTTGAAATTTTTTCTATATTTGTAGAACTATTATTTTTTTTATTACCATCTCTATGGTGGACTACTTCACCACGAACAGCATTTGCTTTATTTCTATAGTGAGTTTGACTGCTGCCATCTTTCCATCGGCCATTTTTACTTCCATCTCTTGCCATACTGGAATATGACTTCTTTCTCCACTTACTCACTTTCTTTTACATCTTTTTTAGTACTTTGTACATCTGTTTTCATCTGCTCTCTCATCTTCTCAAACTCAACTTTCATCATTCCTCTTAGAAGTTTTTGCTGAGCTTCAGTTTCGAGAACATCCTTTCTTACTTCATTCCCAGCTTTATCAACCTGCATCTTTATACCAGCCTGCACAAGCTGTCGTTGTAATGTCTCTATAGTCCCATCTTTATCTTTCATAGCTTCTTGCATTGATGAAACCTGACCTTGTAACTGAGAATAAACAGATTTTCTTTCTATAACCTGTTTTTTATTTCTTATATCAGTCTCAGCTATCATAGCTATATCATCTATAAGACCAGCTTGGAACCATTTAAAATATTCCTCTAATAATGCCCATCTATTAACTGGCATTGTGGCCCCAGCTACAACTCTTATATCAAATCTTGCAGTAGAATAATCCTTAAATCTTCCTATAGCTTCTCCATAATCATTATATACTTGAATGTTAATCTTAACTTCTTTTTCCTGCTCTTGGGGAGACTGTCCCGCTTCAGGCTGAACTATTCTAAATACTTTCTCAACTGAATAATGTCTCTGAGCAATCATTTGGAAGCATCTGCCTAAATGCTCTAGAGCTGGCTCAACTATGCTCCCCATCCAAGCTTTTAGCCTTCGAGTACCAAATTCATCATTAGCCAGCAATCCTCTATATGTCTCAGTCTGTTGATTCGTGAATCCCATCATAGCAGAAGGAACTCCACTTATATATTCTGCATCAGCCTTTCCTTCTTGAACCACAGTATAAAATGCATTATTAATTGGGGCTGGTAATATAGGAGTTGGAGTAGCAAATCCTTGTCTGTATTTTAATAAAGCACCGGGAGATGATGAGTATTTCTCCCATTCTTCTTCAGGTACAGCTCCTTCTTCATACATCCATCTAAGATTAGATGCTAAGTTTGCATTATGAAGCATTATCTGATGAGCTTTATTTATTTCTTGTTGCTTTCCTATTAATGGAGTAACTGCACTCATGGGATATGGAGTTCCAGTATACATATAAGGAATAGGAATAATAGGATATTCATTAATTGGTAATGTATATTCATAAAGAAATTGGTCTTCACCAACACTGCAAGTTTGCACTATTCTATTTTCAAAAAACTTTATAGAATCTAATATATTCTTTTTTGACTTTGGGTTCTTTTCAAGAATCTTATAATCAGATTCACTCATTATTTGTTGTTTAACTTGAGTAGCTGCGTCTTGAGCTTCTCCCATTAACTGCATTTCTTTTTCTTTTATAGCTTGAGCAGCCATCTCTTGGGATTTCTTTATTTCTAGCTGACCTCTTTCAGGTATAATTTCACCAGATTGGACAGCCTGTTGAATCTGTAATTCCTTTTCTATCAATCCAACTTCCACTTCTTTCTTAAAGTCTTCTAACTGCTTCTCTACTGAATCCCTTAGATTGTCCATCTCAGCGGGAGAAGGTTGTACTTTTATATAAACATTCCTATATGGGAACTTCTTTTTAGAATATGTTTCATAATATGGGATAATATCCTCATCTTCAGCATCGAGATTTACACCCATTGTAATATCTTCGGGCTGTATTGATTCTCCCAAATCTATATCTCTTTCGGAATATGAAACTATATCAGTATTCTTTGACACCTTTTTAATCTTAGCTTCAAACTCGGGAAGCATATTAATAAGTCTCGTTCTAGCAATATTCTTTCTTACTTGTATAAAGTTTGCATCTCTAAATAAAAAGTCCCTACTTGCTGGGTCTACATATACATCATAAGGGTCAAGTCTACTGAATCTCACTTCCCCCATTCCTCTATCAGCGTCTTTATCTACATCAACAAGAAAATATCCTACGCCCTTAGTTAAAGCATCGAGAGTTACTTGACTATATAGAGACTTACCATTAGATAAATACCAACAATAATCTGCAATATCTGAATGTACTTGAGCCACATCTACATCATCTCCAGTAGCTCCAACTGCCTTCCACTTAGGATTATTAGCAGTAACAAAGTATTTCATTATCTCTACAACAGGAGTCACTCTATTAACAGTGAATGTTGGCATGCCAGATTCTTCTAACTGGTCTTTCTCTTCCTTAGATAATTGCTCATCAAGATAAAAGTCGTATCCCTTTTGACTCAAATGTTGCCATCTTTGCCTATGGGAATTATTAGCTCTATCCCATATTTGCTTATTTATTTGGGCTTTTGATTTCTTAGTTGTTCTTGCCATTATTCTTTTATCTCTACATGAACTAAATCATCGAAGCTATTATCTGCTATCTCTCCATCAGAGTCCCAGTCGCCACCCCAGCGGATATTAACATTCATTTGTTTTCCTATACCACGAATCATACCACCCATATAATGAAATCGTTCTCTATCTTCCCAGTCAATCGGGTAAGGAGCGAGGTCAACAGCTTTTCCTTCTATGTGTTTGGAATATCTAGTTTTAGTTTTCCCCTGTGCTAACAATTGCTCCTGCCGCTCCTTACTCCGAAGTCCTTCAATAATGGTAACATCCATTATCTTTATAAGCTCATTTAAAACATTAACAAGCTTAACGTTTACACCTTTTAGACGCTCTTTGGAACGCCTACCGAATCTAGGCATCTACTTCTTAGCGCAACTATATGAGCGACCCTGCCAAGAAAAACTTTTAGCTCCACCCTTACAAGCTGATTTGAACTTAGACCTAAAATCACCGGCTGCTTTAGAATCTTTCTTATACTTAACGTATGTACCGCCTTTGGTAACTTCAGCTCCAACAGCTCCTCTTGAGACTTTGCCTGAAGCTTTCATCTCTTTTCGCTGTTTACTTCCACCTTTGTCGTAGACTTTCTTAGAAACTTTAGAGCCTTTTGTTCTTCCAAATCCAGCAGTTACTTTGCCTTTTTTTGCAAGTTTCCTTATCCTACGTTTCGATACGGCCTCTGATAGCCTTTTTCTTAATCCCATTTTTAATACCCTCTTTTGTTTAAGCTACTAACCAACTTTTTGATTTTCGCTTAGGTTTAAACCAACTTCTTTTCTTTTCATCCTTTTTCATATTTGGTGGAAAAGCATGAACTTGTGAGTAATAAAGACTCTCTATTGTGTCATCATGACTCATTTTGGGGCCAAAAGTAAGGATTTCGTTGATTAAATCAAACATATTTTTCCTTAAATGTACCGTTCCTGTACTAAAACGGGCCGCAAGTCCCGAATAAATGCGATTTCTCTTTTGTTGTCCACCCGGTTTCTCAGGAATTACTGCAATATCGTACTTATTTATCCTTCTTCGCTCATCATTTAGGGCCTGAAAGATACTTCTATTCATAGCAACGTCTTCTACAGTGGATGACATACAGTTATATTTCTGATGCAATTCTAGGATTATATCCACAACTCCTTTCTTTCCAAGTATCTCACCAGTCTCTGGATTCTTAGAACCAATAGTAGGGATACTTCGATGTCTCTCATATTCTAATACATATAATTCATTATTAGTATCAATAGCAATAACCATTATTACTGAGAAATCACTATGCTTAGTATCTATGTCTGTTGCAGGGTCGCAACCAATGAATGTATTGACAGGAATATCATTATTATCCTTAACAATATAATTAATACCATCTTCATTTTTGAAGTAACCTTCCCAGTATCTGATGTGCTCTCTTCTCCAGATAGCATCTTCTTCACTCATAACCTCCATCATATATTCTTGGTAAAACTTTTGAGGTTGTCCAGAATCTGCGTAAAATCTTTTCTTTTCTTGTATTTTTTTTAATGGAAAAAACGATTCCCACAATGGAGTATTCTCATCAAGTAATGCCTTATAAGTTATTACTTTCCATGAAAATTTCTTATTATCTTTTTTAGCTTTTTCGTGATTAGTTATAAGATTATTAATAAAAGAATCATAATGAACAGGAGTACCATTAACACGCAACCTCCCAGTATGAGGCTCAATAGCAGGATAAACAACCGCAGTAACCAGATTAGCATTTTTATCTCTGGCCTCTTTTGTGATTGTATTTGCTTCGTGTTCGAAGTCATCGAGTACGATGAGGTCGTATCTTTTGTGGAGTTTTGCACCACCTCTGATTCCTGCAACATTGCTTTTACTAATAAGTTTACATCCATTTGATAACTCTATATCTTCTTCTGTCCACTTTCTACCTCTCATAGCTCCAAAGTAGTATTTAATTTTATCATTATATTCTAAGTGATGTTTAATATAATCCATATTACCAACACTAAGCTTTTGTGTAGCAGATACCCAAGCATAAAATAAGAAATTTTCCCTTGTTGCAAATACAAAGTCTTTAATGATTGATGCTTTAGTAAGTACGGTCTTGCCATGACCACGAGGTATAATGATAGCAGTTTGTTTTACATTTAGATTATCAATAGCATCTGCTACTTCATAATGAAAGAAGGGAGTCTCACTACGCATGAAATCATCTGGTAGGAATAACTTCCCAAATGATATAAGGTCTTTACTAGCTAATCGTAGGGCTTCTTCAGCTTTCGTTATGTTCTGGCTGTTTATATTTGCCATCTAAAAACTCTTTAAATTTATCTTCGTTGCCTTCCATTTCAATATAATCATTGAATAATGTTTCTAATGTTCTTAATCTCTGGATTATAAATTGGGTAGTCATAGATATTTCTTCTATTGACCTTCTTAAATCGTGCTTACTATATGTCTTTTTTTTCTTCATTAATTTTCCCAACAGTGGATACCATCTTTTTTAAATTCTATAGTAGTCCAACCAGTCCTTACAATAGGGAAGAAAGAATATCTGGCATAATCAGCGTATCTAAGAAATGAACCACCTCTTATATACCATCTGCGTCTTAATTCCTCTGTATTGTCAGCCCCTATCACTAGACTATCCATAGGTTTTACATATAGTTGATGATTATGACCTAAGAAGAATACATCTCCTTCACTATATACAGCTGCCATTCTA